ATGTGTATAAGAGACAGCTGTAGACATCGGCCTTAGTATGCAGCCCATTATGTTCCAATAGGTTTTCTGCCAAAGCTTGCGCCGTTTCCGAAATGGTAGGATTGACTCCTTCAGCCGATACTACAAAAAGTTTATCCTTGTCCATCCCCATTTTGTACAGGGCTTTCATCACGTTGACAACCTTCGCCCAACCGTTGGGGGAGAGCTTTTCAATGCCCATACACACTTGTTGATTCATCAGACTGTTCATCCACTGAGGGACGGGGACTTCAGCGTTTCCGCTCTGGTCCACCCCTGCCATTTCCATGAGAACATCTGACAACTGTTTAGCCCCTTCAGCCGGTGCCAACCCGTCAGCTCTGGACAGTCCCAGTACATAAGCGATGTGCTGATACCAGTAGCGTTCTTGAGAAGGCATACGTTCCACGCCTTTTTGCAAGGTCTGGACACGCTTTTGGATTCCAGCCGCCTGTTTATCGATCTGTACTTTTAATTTACCGGCTTCCGTGACCATAGCGGCCATCATCAGCTGATCTTGCTTCGCCCGGGCCGCAAGGTCCCAGCGGCCCCGGGTCATATAATTGTACACATCATTTTGTTTCTGGCCTAGTTTTCTAGCCCACAGAGAAACATTCGTTGCCTGGTTAATAGGGAGCTTAGCCATTGCAATTCGCGCCGCTTCTCTGCGTTCTTTCAGTGTTGTCAGCACAGTATCACGGACAATACGCATACCCTTACGTATGCTTTCCACTTCCGCCTCGGCTTCATTTACCTTGGCATTCCGCGCTTCTTCTCGCATGGTCAGTTTTTCACTGATCTTGCGATCTTTTTCAGCGGCAGCTTCAGCCTCTGCATTTTCCTTGGCCACACGTTTATCTTCCTTTGTCTGAGCCTTTGTAGCCTTATCGTCCTCGCCAGCGATGAACTGTTTGGCCTTCTGAGCTAGGGCTTCGTATTCCAGTGCATGTAACATCTCCTGATATTCGGAGGTCTGCACAGCCTTTTTGGCTTCCTCTGTAATAGTCTGGATATCCATTGCAGAGTCTCGGGTTTCTTTCTCAAAGTCTTCCATACGGGCATCGAGTGCCGCCTCGATACTGCCGCCCCGCTTCTTCAGCTCGTCTGCGTATTCCTGGGGAGTCAAATTGAAAGTGGCCAGAATGCTTTCATCGCCAGTGGCCCGATAAGCTTCGTCAGCAATCCAGAAAGGATCCCGTTTCATTTCGCTCAAAGCAATCTGTCTCTGGGTGTCAATCACTTCCTGAATATCTTTCTGGTCCGCCTGCGCCAAATCTCGCATGGCCTGGCCCATGACCTTTTCTTCAGCTTCCTGCCGCACCTTGTTATACCACCGTTCCCAAGTATGCGCATTTTCTCCGCTCATGGTCTTTAAGCCGCCTGCCCGCTTGAAGTCATCAACCATTTGCTCTTTCATTGCCATGTCGATCTCATCCTGCGTGGCCAGCATCCGGTCCATGACTGCCGATACTTCCTTCGTTGGTTTCCCGCCCAGCTGTTTGAAGTCACGGTAGATGGAAGTCAACCAAGACTTGAACCGATTGAAAATCCCGTGCAACTGCGGAGCCGGAGCCTTGCCAGTGCGGAGATAGGCTTCGAATCCTCGTGCGAACTTTTCATGCTGTTCTACAGAAATATCTGCATCAATCTTCTTGTTGCCGAACCACTGTTGCAGGGTCATGAAATCTTCCACGAACTGCCGGGAAGCTTTCTCGTTCAGCGCCAGTTTCCGCATATTAATCAAGTACCAATGCGCCGTTTCGTGCATGAACGTGGACTGGTCAGCCGCATCAAAGAGGGAAATCATATCCCCGGTGACTGTAGTCTGTCCTTGAATTTGGGCTTGTTCCTGCCGATACTTGTTTATCATGGAAATGGCAGTGTCGTCGAACACAACAAAGCATCGGCCGTCCGTGCGGCCCTCGTAGGTGATACCCTTAACGCCGTACTTATTTAAAAGCCTGCTGGCGTTTTCATCGTTAAAACCTTTAACAAAATTAGCTCCAACACTGCTAAACCCGTCGTAAATTGCTTGCCCATCAACGCCGTAATCTTTCTTGTCAAGCTCCTTGAAAAAGTCGGTGTAGTTGACTGTTCCGTCCTCGTTCTGGTGTTCTGCCTTGTATTCATCGAACACATAGTTGTTGCCCAGCACGTCGCCTTCATCGTTGTAATCAAGAACCCGTTTCACAAAGTTCTCTTTTAAGTTGTCATCGACGGACTTAAACGCCTGTTCAATCCCACGTTTCACCTTTTCCGGCTGTTCAGAAAAAGACTTTTGTTCATCCAGTAAGCTGTCATCATCGGGAATGTTGACTTCATACAGACGGTGATTTTCGGAAGGCTTTTTCATAGAGAACCGGCCGCCCTCTAGAACCTCTTTAGCTTTTTTCAACCGCTCCAGTTCCTGCTTTTCCCCCTCGGAAGCGTCTGGAGCACTATCCATTTTAATATATTTGTCGACGTCTTTTAACACGGATTCTTGCGTACTATCCTCGTCGATAAAAGGAGCAAGGATACTCAGAGGGGAAGAATGTTCAATGGGTGTCCCATCTGCTTCATAAATCCAATCGCCGTTGGAATAGTATTCTTTTCCGCCCACAAGGAAATTTGCTGTGTTGCCAGTCGATACCTTATAACGTTCTGCGGTATCTCGATTTTTAGCAAAATACAGGCCCCAGCCGTGAACCTGCGCTCCTTCACCCTCTCCCATGTGAGATAACATGAAGTTGTCAAAGTTGTTCGGAGAACCGTGCCAAGCGGTTTGATATAACGGCATATGAGTATTTCTATAATTCTTCAAATCATTTTCCGTCTTGACGTTTTGCGGAGGATTATTTATAATATTTGCAATAGAAGCGTGCAAACTTGCGTGACCACTGGACGGTTTTAAGTGTCCAAGTCCAGCAAGCCAATGTGTGCTTCTTTTTTTATTTATATACACAAGTTGGTTTTTGGCAATGCTGTTATTAAACCAATTATAATCAGCCTGTGCATTTGTTTTGCTTTGCGTTTTGGGATAAACAGACGCAATTCTATTAATTACTAATATACTCTTTCCGTTGGGGGCTTTTTTCTGTTCATTTATTTTGATCGGAACAACAACCGTTGCTCCCGTTTGGGTTTTTACGTCAATCGCAAATACATAATTTTGTCCGTTTTTTAAAACCATTAAAGGGTCAGATAATTTTTTTGGGAGGTCTGAAAGTTCATTTTCAGTCAGCCCCGGATGGTCTGGACGAATAGCATGGTTAAATATATCTCCATAAGCCACTATATCATTTTGTGCTGTACCGATTATTCTTAGAACCGACGGGGCAGACATAACTTTAAACAGCTGGTGGAGTCTTTTTTTGTTCCATGCCTGTTTGTCTTTAGCCCAAGCTGAAAGATTGTAGTTCCATATTTTGTTATCATTATTAAGGTTTTTCTTTGCCTGTTTTACTTGTGCTAATTTTTCGTTTCTACTATCTCCATTAGTCACGCTACCGGAAGACACAAACTGCAACGTATTGGCAATGTCTTCCGCCGTAGTCTTTTTCCCCTGCCGCGTCCATTCTTCGGCCAGCCGTTGGCACATACGAGCGAACAGAACGCCGTCATACCGTGCGGCCTGCTGAACCTTTTTGTTGACGCCAACAGAATGGTTTAGCAAGTCCGTGGTACGCTGGTACACTCTATAGGCTTCGGGAGTCATGCCACGGGTAATAGTCGTTTCCACGTTCTGGATTTTTGCGATCTTGTCCTTCATTCCTCGGAGAGTCGCAATGGTGTTGGCCATAGCATCAAGCCGTTCTTTGTTGGCCTTCATTTCGGCGTCAATCTTGCCTACTTCATCCATGTCCCCAGCATTAGCGGCCATATCACGGATACGAGCCAGAGAGTTAGGCCCGCCAGCGACCGCCCCGGTCATGATGTCATAAGCGAATTGTTCTTTTTTCTCAACCGTAGGGGTTTGAATACCGAAATAGTCCGTCCACCACTTATCACGCCAAGTTCTATGGTTATGCACTACCCGCACGTTCCCATTATCATCAGCGTACTTATCCTCAACGATCCGAGTTCCATCGTGGTTCTCTTTACTGGCCGCTTCTTCTCTTTCCCATACCTCTCTAAGGATGTTCTTGTATTCCTGTTCAGCGCCTCGCAATGCCTTCCTATAGGCGTTTTGCACGTCGTTAGGATTGCCGGAAATAATCTCAGAAGCCAGCTTCCTTTCGTCCTCGTCAGAAAAATTTTCATTGACAATAGTCGGGATGATTTCCTGTACTTCCTGTTCATCCTGTTCCGCCAGGGCTTTAACATTCTGCTGGAATCTCTTGATGGTATCTTTCTGCCGTGCGGTACAGTTGATATCAGGTGAAGAAGTGGTCATGTCAATCACTTTATCGCCCACAGAAGAAGGAAGCGCAACCTGGCAATATACGGCAGTAGGGACTTCCAACTCACCCTTGGAATTGATAGTTTCCTGTACCTGGGCTTTTGTATAGCCGGACTGTTCACCCAGTTTCTCGATCACTTCCCTGCCGCCCGGCTCCTGCATCAGCATTTCCGTGTCTACATATACATTGGGAATACCCGCTTTGTCTGCTTCAGCCTTCAGTACCTGCATATAAGCTCTGGGGTCCTCTTTGGCTAATTTGCTGGTCTTTTGGTTTTCCTGCACATCTTTCAAGATACCATTCAGTTCTGCGTTCTGAATTTCTTCTTCCGTCAAATTTTTATGCAGATTGTAAATTGCTGCCATGCTTCGTACCTGCCGGATATTAGATACCACATCCCCTGCAGCTACCATGCCCACGACGGAAGGAACAGCATCTACCATAGCCTGGGCAGAATTGCCCAAGATTTCTCCTGGAGTAATGTATTGCTCCTTCGTGCCAGGATTCAGGGCTACAATGGCGTTATGCATCAAATCACTAGTGGTGCTTTGGTACGCTTCTTCCAGTACTTCTTCCTTCACTCTAGGCGCCCATGCTTTTACTGCATTAGCCAGATAGGCTCTCAGCCCGCCTCTAATTGCTTCAGCATTCCCATGGTTCTTCGCTACAATATCTTGGATTGCTGCGCGGTCTGCGCCGCTCAAGGTACGCATAATGGATTTGTAGTTCCAAAACTCAATACCAGTTTCAATCCCAGTTTCAATCATTGCCGCCCGAGCCGCCAATTCAGGTGTCAAAGTACGGGTTCCGTCTTCATTCTGATAAGACAAATATTCCACATACTTTTCCCCTACCTGGCGCTGGAACATTCCATACATCGACCCCGCCTGGAAAGCGTAAGAAGCTGTTTTCTTCGATAACGCCGGGTTTTGTGTAAGCAGCTGTGTTGTACCCCCGACTACTGCGGCCGCGGCAGCACCCCACAGAGCATCACTCCCCATCCCAGCAACTTGGACCCCGGTTTGGGCCAGCACGCCATACAAGGGGTGATCATGCATTTGCGGCATTTGCTTGTTGTATTCCTGTAGGCGTTTATTCAGTTCTTCTGCCCTGGCCACTTCTTCTTCTGTCAAATATCTTTTTTCGTCATACGCCTTTTTGTAAATATTCCCACGTTCAGAAACAGAATAGAAATAATCTCTCACCAACTGAGGTGTACGGAAAAGTTCCGCAATTTGTTTTACGTCTTCCGCATTTTTAATTTTAGATTGAAAGGTTTCCGGCGAAGAGTTGATAATAGAAGGGTAATATTCTTTCAAGTAAGCTCTGAACGCAGCAGGATCATCTCTATCCACGTTATCCCCGACTCGCTTGTCCAGGGCTTTAAAGCCCGCCAGGATCTGTGCCCCGCGGATATATGCATCTCTATCGTCATAAAAAATACTGGAGTCGACCCCATAGGCCCGCCCCAGTTCTTCGGAGATGTAGTTCTTTTCGGGAGTTCCCCATTGAAAATTAAAATTGTTGTATAACTCGGTGGCTTTTACGTATGCGACGGGAAACGCCAAAATCTGTTTTGCTGCAGTAGGAATACCACCGTCTGGTTCTACAGGATTCTGAAAATCATTAAAAGCTGCCTGGTATTCTTCCGCTCGTGCACGGCCAACGTCTGCCATAGCGCTACCAATCATGCTTGGCGTGTCAACAATCCGTGCGTTTAACAAATTGTTCACTCCGTTGCGAGCAGAGTCAAGCATATTACTCAAGCCAACCGGCTGCGCATATTCCTGGTTTTGGTATGTGTTATAGTCTACTTTTGCTTGGTTAACTGCATCTTCTGTTTTGCTTTCAGTGATGGCGCTAATGCCGTTTTCTACTACATCACCAGCAAAGTCCTTGGCGCGTTGCCAGGTGGACGGCTTCGGTTCCTGCGGTTTAGCCCAGTCAGGCAAGTTGTCAGGGTCAACCGTCCTTGCTTTCATTGCATCTGGGTTATATCTGCCATAGGCTTCGCCTTTTAATACTCTTTCAGGAATTTCTTCTAATCGCGGATCCATAATATTCCTACCTTTCGGGGGCATCCATGTCTGTGTGATACTGTTCCCAGTCGGAGCTGGTTTCTACCGGTCTGGCACCAGCCAAATCAATCAATTCTTTGTCATACATTTTCTTTGCACTAGTTTGTCCTTCAATGTAAGACACACCAGTACTTTCGTCGTGACTAAAAATAGCTGTCGTGTTATACAGCCCGCCATTTGTCACATAATATGGGTTGTTATTTTCATCCCAGAAATATTCTCTTCTCCCACTTTTTATAAACATTTCCTTGACATCCGCTTCACTAGGAGTACGGCCAGCCTTCTTTTCTCCTTCGATGTAATTCAGTACATAGCCTAATCCTTTGCTAAAGTTAAGCCCTTTATTGGAGCACCATTGCTTGATATATTCCATATCTACGCCTGTTTCAATATAGGTTTTCACTTTGTTCAGCGCCCAGCTTCTCATTTCATCAGAGATTCCGCCATAGTACTTAAGCATGTCGCTAGCTTCCGTCAAGTTCATGTCCTTCGTGGAAATAAGTTCCAGCCAGTCTGCCTTAAACTTTCTGTTAGCAGCCCCAGACCCTCTGGAACCACCTGGGGATATGCCTTGCTCTATCATGGCTTGTTTCCTATATTTGTCTGCTTCCTCTCCTACCATTCGTTCTGTAAGTCCATTGAGGCCTATGTATTTTCTCGCCACTGCGTTATAGGCGGCTTCATCATAGTTCCCGCTCTTTTTCAGTTCATACAGATCATCCCTTAAAGCATCCATGCTTGCTTGTCTTGCCTTCCGCTCCTCTGCGTCTTGTATTGCCCACTCCTGGCGCACTTTGTTATATAAGGTTTCCTGTTCTGCCGGCGTTAATTTGCGTTTCTTGGTAGGACCGCTGCCCGCACCTCCCATTTGAGAGAAGGCCACGATACCGGCTACGGTCACACCGTCGCCAAAATAGGAAAGCGTGTCCTGGGGGTTGCTGAATTCCTTTTCATAAGAGCTGCCACCACTGCCACCGGCGTTATAAATTCCGTGCCCAGTCCATACATAGGCGTGGTCAGCGTCATTAGACTGACTGGGGTCGTTGATAACGATCATGTCGCCTGGCTGCACATTCGCCAGATAATCTGCGCCCTTCAGGATCTCCTTGCTTTTCCCATAGTCAAGGAGCTGCCCGGTATTACTCATAACTGGGATATTCGGGTCAATCTCGTGAGCCGCCGTCATAGGGGAATTGACACAAGTCGTTCCGCTGCCGTCAGCCATATAAGAGGAATCTCCGATGTGCTTGGCCTCAATCTGGGATACGAAACGCGCTCCAAAATTCCCGGTAGAAGGTTCTTCTATCTCTTCTCCCGCAATGGCCTTTTTAAGTCCTTCCGGGTCGTTTCTGTATTTAACTGCTAGCTCTTTACTTTTTGTGATAAACAGGTTGTTCTTCTTCTGACGGTTGTTATTCGCGATGAACTGCCTAAAATAGGCAGGATTGGCCAGAGGGCCATAACGATTGACGATGTGGTCTACTGCCTCCTGGTTGTCTTCTGCCGTAGCCTGTGCAAGCATATTTGCCACGCTCTTGCCTGCCACTTCCTCATATTTGTCCTTCACCCATTGCTTACCCATGAACTGCCCATTGGCCTCAATGGCTGCGCGCATAGTCCCAAAAGAAGAGGAAAGTAATTTATCATCGCCCAAGTTGTGGCTCTGGATAATCTGCTGCTGTTCAACGGCGTCATTCATAACGGCAAGAGAGTAGTTCTTACTCTGTTGCCACTGCTGCTTATTGGTAGCCTCCACCCCACTGGCTGTCAGCTCATCTGCTTTTGCAGTGAAAATATCCTGGGCTTTTTTGTACTTTGGAACCGTCTCGAACACTTCATCCCGGATTTTCTTTTCCCCTTCGATGTACTGCTGCGTCACATTCCGTGCGTTCTCGTTTTTGAGATAGGCCAGGCCACTATCCGGGTTGTACATCAGATCATCCATGCGCCGGTTGTACTCGGTCATAGCCTTTGTGACATCTGCGGTCATATCATCTTCTGCCATTTTCAGGCCGATACCTACAGCTCTTCCCATACCTTCTATACCGCTGACATCAGCGCCCCAGGCACGGGCATCAGAAGGGTTGCTGACCGGGTTTCCCCGGCCGCTGATGGTGTTGGGATTAACTTGCGGAGAATAGTTAGTTAGCTTCATAACGTACCTGCCCTGTATTTAGAAATCGCCCGTCTCCAGTCAGGAGAGAGCGGATTATAATTCATTCCATGAGGGGAATAGGTCCCCACCGCCGTAGAATTAACACTCGTGCTTCCACTGCCTGCGCCCTTCATTCCATAAATGGATAAAGCCCCGCCAGCCAGGGTAGACAGCATCCCAAGCCTGCCCTGCTGTGCCACGTTGTTAGCCGCCGAACGATAGGCGTTTGCCTGGTTCATATAGCCGATTTTCTGATTCTCTAGGTTCCAATTGTCAATACGATTACTATAAATATCGTTACGCTGGTTCTGTAAAAGATTCATGCTATCCTGGTAATAGGCTTCATTGGAAGCCCCCAGGATATCTAGCCCGGAGCCTACTCCCGTTACCCCGGAAGCTCCCTGGGCCGCGGCAATCTGCCCTCGTACTAACCTGCGTTTATCATCCAGCTTGCTTTGCTGGAACGCATAAGCATCAGCAATATTTTCTGCTTTGCGGTCATTGATACGTTGATTCTGCTCCATGATTTTAGCGTTTGCATCTGCCGCCTGCGCCTTGGCATTGTAAGCCGCTTCCTGCGCTTTATATTGCTGACGCTGGCCGTACATTTGAAGGCCGGTCATGGCAGCTGTAAGTCCGGCAACAACTCCACACATAGCTTCACCCCCTTATGGTAAAAGGGATGAACACGCCATCCCCCAACTTAATAGGATCCATAAATTCAGCCCCCATATGTTTAATCCACGTGAGGGCTTCTTTGTTTTCAATGCCGATATAATTTTTCAGTGCACGTTTACAGGTCAGAAACTCCTTCATAAGAATCTTACCGTAGGCCACAAATTCACGTTTATGACGGCTTAATTCCTTAGTCCCTAGGCACCATACGCAACTATATAAATCGCCGTCTATAGGGGCTGTTCCGGTCAAGCACAGGAGCTTCCCGGCCTTATCCCTTGCCTGATAGAGGATATCAGAGGATAGCATGGAATCATACACATACTGCCAACTGTTCCGATGAAGTTGCACCATCTCCAGCTGGTCCGCAAAACGAATGTTCTCATAAAGTTCTTTCGCAATGCTTTCATAATCTTCCCTTCTCACCGGTCTGATATCAACCACCAAAACTCACCACCCTTATAACACCACTAAGTTCAAACGGATACGGCTCATCTAGCTTAATATAAACTCTCCCCAGCTTCTCGTAACCACCTGTAGGCTGGTTAGGTACTACTGTTTCTAAATCCCCGCTGTACAGGCCATCTTCTGGATATACAATCGGGTCAACGAAAGAAGAAGAGTTGCCTATTTTCCCGCCCTGGCTCCTGGTCAGCCGGAGAATGGCCTCAGATACCTTTTTATATTTCCCCTGTACCGTTCGCCCTGGGATTTCGAGGTTAGGCGTTTCGATTTCACTGATATATCTTATTCCTACGGTTGCTTTAGATACTTCCTTAGGAAGAACAATACCGCCGTTGCCATCTACCGCAACGTCCTTGTAATATTCTCCATCTGCCAGCACATCGACTTTGCTTCCGGAAAAACGGTCAAGCCCGGTGATAGAATAACTTCTCTGCTCGTTTCTCCATTGTTCAGCACAGTCCACCATTGTGTATTCCATCCAATCCTCAGTATCAGGATAGTCGGAAAAATACTCAATAAACCTTTTTGTTTTTCCGTTCAGTTCCCTGGATACAACCACATAGACGGTATCGCGATATCCGGATACAAGGTTCACGACCGACTCAAATTTTCCATTGGAATCCACGCTGGACCATGCATAAACCTTCTGATTAGCCACATACGTAAGCATGTTAATCTTGCCATCGCTGGTGATGAAGTACAGCATGGAATTGGGGTCCTGCTGATAGGCTCCATCCACCATCTGCCGGTTCTCAGTCAGGTGTTTAGCTAGAATGCTCAAGTCCGCCCCATCGTAGTTGTCTGTATCATAGGAATAAGCAAAGTCCCTGACAGACGTTCCCCGCCGTTGGATATAGACTATACGGCCACCAACAAGGATAGGTTCTGCTCCTTCGCATCCACGTGCAGATTGAACCCTTGGGCTTGCAGCTGCAGGAGTGACCGTGCTGGATCCGGAGATAATCCATTCATTCCCATCCGTAAAAATGAACAGATCCGTAAAGGCTACAATATGCTGTATAGCATATTCCTTTCGGTTCACCAAGGAAAGCATGATGGCGGAATCATCCGTCACCTTCCCATCCGCCTTTTCCACTGAGAAGTTGTAATAGTCTCCCGTCCTGCTCATCCACACTGCGTAGGGATACAGCTTATTAGCCGCCAGAATCAGTCGGTCCTGAAAGAATCCTACACAACGAGGATACCCGTATTCTGGACACCAACAGGACATAGAATAGAGTGCGGTTTTGTCGGTGCTGCCGAACTGCTTAATCACTTTTGCTTGGGCCTGCGTATCACTTACATACTTGGTGATTTGCGCGTAGCCCTCATGTGTGTAGGTCATGCGCGTCAGGTCAACGGTTACGGTACCACCTGTAATAGTGGCTTTTACCCGGATATAGGTGTATTCGTCAACTGTCCCTGTTTCGCTGGCGTTGAAGTCTCCATTATTATCAGCATATTTTGACGTGTACACTCGATACTGTCGCCAGGTCTGGCCGTCCGTAGAAGCTTCTAGGGTAACAGTACCGCCCCATTTGCCGTGGGTAACACATTTCCAGGATTTCCCCGCAAGCACAGCTGCAGACGTAGCACCGCCTGTGCTTTCTATTGTTACAGTTTGAGACGGCATGTTGTGATAGAGCTTAACGCAAGAGCCAACTAGGCCAGACCGGAACAGTCGTGTGGAAGAATTTAACGTGATATTCCCAGTCACGCCACTGGGCCACAACCCGTCTGCGCGATAATTGTTATCCCCCTTGATATCGCAAGAGATATTTACATAACCGCCCTGAGGCTGTGTCTCTGATTTAACGTTCCCTTTGCCTTCCACCACAAAGCTGCCACCAGCAGGGCCGCTCCCCCGGTCTGCGCCATTAGAAGTAGTGGGAACATCAACCGTATAATTTCCGATGTTCTCTGAGTAGCGTTCCTCCTTTTTTACATAGTATCTTGCCCCTCCACCACCTTGTGCAGATTGGCCATTGAATGTTGTCGTTCCTCCAGATGGGGCTGTGGTGTCTACCGCGTTTTCAATCCATAAGTTATTGGGTTTAGATCCAACAACGCCACGATAGACGGTACCGCCTTTCAAAGTCATGGTAACTGTTTTAATTTCGGCCTTACCGCCGTTCCCAGTGTACTGTCCCCAGCCATCACCGCCATGAGATTCAGAAATTCCAGCCCCGCCGGAACCTGCAATCACTACGGTATAACTCCCTGTTGCCGGAGCGGTGAAGATGAAGTTCCCTTGTGTAGTAAATCTCAGGTTCAGCTTGATGCTAGGGTTATATACAGGTACGTTCCCATTCAAGCCCTCACTGCCGTTTGCAACGTCAAAATAGGGGGAAGATAGGTCCATTTCTGACAATCTCCAATCAACGTCTGTATAGCGCTGTAAGAGCTGTACATTGTGCGTTCCGGAGGCGATGAAGAGCGTGTCAGCAGATTGAGCAAAGCGGAGATTATCCAAATCTTCCTCAGTGAACGGAGTAGTTACTTCCACGTTCATATAGGTGTTATCTTTATAAATCCGGATATATCCCACGCCGATTTCCAGCAGATAGGAAATTGTTGCGTTATAATCGAACTCATGCAGGATGCACTTCTTGTCGGGATACTTCGTCTTGGCCACAAACCTAGTCCCAGGCCGACGGTATACTGCCCCATAAGGCTTTACGAAACAATTTCTAGCCTTTAATAAAGCCGACCGGAACTTATCCAAATCTGTACGATTGGCAACGTCAGGAGAGATTTCACCGGAATTGAAGGAAGGCTGAAAGTCATAATACTGTTCTTTCTGGCTCATCAGAACCTCCCGTCAAAATATTTATGAGGAACAGAAGGTTCATGTTCCCGTTCCCTTGCTGTGCGTAATTTTGCCTGGTACAAAGCGTTCTGCATATACTGCAATTCCGTCTGCGCTTTGGCTTCGCTACCTGTCAGAGCCTGGGCCATGCCATAGGCCAGATAATGGGCCAGGGCTTCCACAAACTCTTCTGAGAAATAATTACAATCCTCTTCGTTGGACACATAATCCATGTAAGCGTTTTCCAGGTTACAGCAGATTACCTTTGTCCCAAGCCGATAATCTACGGTCTGGACAAAGAACTTTTCCCGTTTGTCATCTTTTCTGCGGTCATCGCCATCATAGATTTTCAATACTTGCAAGCAGTCATCAGGATAGCGATAGACATAATCCCATCCCTTCACATTGTCGCCGAAATCCTCTACTGTTTCCAGTTTCATAGTGCGTTCGGCAAATTCCCAACTGTAATCCTTTAAAAGGATTCTTCTGTAGCGGTCATAGTGTAGTTTACAGGTCCTAGCCAGTTCGGTATTTTCGGATAAGCTCTTGATAATGCCTTTCCCCAGGAAGTTCAAAGCCAGGTTGCAAATATCAACTTCATTCATGTATTTGCTCCTATACAAAAGAAAAGGGAAGGTGTTACCCTTCCCCTTGGTTATTCAATCGGTACAACGTCGGTCAGCCCGGCAGTGACCTTCCCCGTAGCAGTCCCGGAGAGTTTAATGCGGATATACTCTTTACATCCATAAGGCAGGAAAGCCTTGGTCACAATCCCCTTATCCCCGGTTTTGCCAAAGAAAGTAGCTACGTCGGTTGCGTCGGCAAAGTCGGACTTGGAAGCGGTCTGAACCGTGCAATCCAATTTTCCGGAGCCGCCCGCCAGCTGTACTACTACGTACAGCGGGGCAATGGCATCACCGCCGCCCTGGTTGTAAATGCCAGGAGAAGCCTTGCCAGACGCAAAACCGGAAGCCGCTTCCCCGTCAAAGAACATATTCTCTTTATCAAAAAGCATATTTTATACCCCTTTCAATTAAAACCCTGCTTCGGTGTCGGTCATGCAGTCCATCTTCTTAACCGGAATTCCGGAGAAGCGGAGCAGAGGAGCCTGGTTTTCTCGCATCTCACGAGTCACATGAACATTTGCTTTATCCAGCAGGAAGGTTTCCAGATAAGAATAAACAGTGTCAGAAACATACATGATGGGAGACTTGGGCAGCTGGAGGCGGTTCTTTGCAAAGATAATCTTATTCATGAATGTTGCCGCCTGTGCAGAAGTGAACTTGGACAGGGCATCCACGTCAATGTTGCGGATTGCCGCCACGGAGCGCACATTCTGGACCGCAAGGCCCACCTGCCAGCTGTAGAGGGTCTGCACAGCCCGGAACGGTTTCCCTTCGGAGTCGTATACATCCCCTTCGCCCAGATCCTTGGTATCCAGCCCGGCAGTCATGTTCTTGGGATAAATCCCGGTTACCTTTCTATCGCCCCAGTCTACAATCAAGGCGGAAGTGTTATGCCCGCTGGTGTTCTTGGTCCCTGCGGAAATGACCTGATACCCACGGGTTCCCTTGTCGCCGTCCTCAACAGGATAGCGAACGAGCAAGCCGTTAAAGGTGTCAGTGTAGGCAGGGTCCGTCAGGTCACCATAAATAAAGCATTTTGCAACAAACTGCCCCATTCCTTCTACGTGAGCATCGTCCTCAGAAGCACGATAGGCTTCGGGATTGGGTTTCCCTTTCAACAGCAGGGTATCAACGCAAGAGCGGTCTTCCAGGTACATGCACTGATCAATGACCTGCTTCACGTCAGATTTCGTCGGAGCCGTACCACGGTTGGCACGTCTGATGGACGGAGACGGCAGGGAAGTACGGATAGTAGTCTTGTTCCCAATCGGCAGGTCACCTTCTGCGAAAGGCATATCTTCCAGGATGGGATTGGACTGTTTCAAGATTTCAATGATGGGCTGGAAGGCATTGTTTTCCCCCAGTCTTTTCTGGATATCATTAAGAGTTACAGCATAAGGCATAATTTATGCTCCTTTCATTTGTAGCTGTTAAAATTCGTGTTCGGGTATCTAGTGGAATGGGCTTCTCCAGCACTCGTATCAGTGGCCGCGTGGCCGGAATCTTCACTGACCATACGCCCCACCTGGGCAAGCGCTTTTACAATCTCTATTCTGTTACCGATACCGCCGATGTTAAGGGCTTGTCTCAGCCCTGGGACAAGGGGTTCCAACTTATTTAAAGCTGTACCAACATAGCTGATTTCTTCGTTGTATTTCGCGCCTAAGGCTTTCTTTGTTTCGTCGGCCCACGCCTGCTGTTCTTCAATCTGCTGTTGAGCAATGGCTTTCGCCATGTTCTGCGCATAACTCATGCCGTACTTGGCAAGCTGGTTTGCCTGATCATTGGTCAAGTTCATTCCTCTAGCGATATCGCTAAATTCATTTGCCGCTTGCTGGTCCAGTTCCATCCCTTCCGGCAGGGATTGGGTAAAGTCATACGCCTCAGGAGCAGTCGGGGTTTCCTCTTTCTGTTCCCCAGCACTACCGGCCAGCGTCCCAGTCGGTTCAGTGTTTTCAGCAGGTTTTTCAACTTCTGGCGTCGGTTCTACCGGTTCGGTGTCATTCTGTACCGGCGTAATTTCTTCGCTCATGTCATCCCTCTTCTTCCCGTTCAGATATCATGCGTTCTGCATCCTTCTGAACCTTTATGTATTCCAGTTCCGCCTGTTGACGGAGCTTGATGCCTTCAATTCCCAGGGTTTCTACAATCTTCCTGGCGACGTTGATACCTACGGAACGCTTTCCCTCGTTGAAAAAGGATTGACTATTTCCCGTAAAAGTCGTGGCGTTCACGTAAGTGTTGTCAAACAGTCGCATTAAAAACCATCTCCCCCTGGGGTCATTCAGCATATATTTATAGGCTTCCCCGTCTAGCCTTGCGATTTCTTCCTGAAAGAATCGCTGGTGCCAGTAGGAAGCCTTATTGGTGTCGTGGACGGTTTCATATTTCATTTACATCCCCATCCATTCCTGTAATGCAGGGTTGCCGTCATTTGCGGCCTCAGTAGCGTTCTTGGCAGCTTGCGTGATATTCGGAGCGGCCTGTGCTACCATCATCGCCTGCTGCTCCTGTTGTGCCTGCGCCTGTGCTTCTTGTTCAGCCTGGATTTCCTGTTGAATCCGCTCAGGATCCTTGCGCATCTGTGCAGGAGCGCCAAGATAATCCATATACTTGCTGACGGTTTCCAGGGCATCCACGCTCTTCAGTGCTTCCGGCCATGCCTGCGCCATCTGCATGATGAACCCTATAGTTTGTTCGATAGATACTACCCCGCTCATCTTCTGGGCCTGGGCCAGTGGGCTGATATACTCAACCTTCACTTCTTCATTAAACAGCTCTTGAAACTCATCAGGGATAGGTGGGAACACGTGCTCCCGGTCAAGGATGTTGTAGACTCTATCGATGATGAGGTTTAAGAACTCTTCCTGCAGCCGTTCTACTACAGGTCCGAGCTGGGACAGCTTTTCCGACTGTCTCGCCTGTACTTCCTGCGCCGTCATATTATGTGTGCCCAGGTTGTCCAACATCATGAAAAGATTGGCACTGTAGGCTTCCTTGATCCTGTCTTCGGTTCTTTGGATTTCGTCGGACAAATAACTCAGGTTGGTTTGCACGTTAAAGAGCGGCTGTACGGCACTATTCATGTTCGTGGGAGTGAACCCACCCGGAATCATGTTAACGCCCGTCATAGCCAGCTCTGCAGAGCCCTGCATGGGAGGTTTGACAGACAGCTCAATGGCTGTAAGGTAGTCCTTTTTCAGCAATTGTAATCCTTTGCTATCGCCTTCTGCCCACCATCCCGGGCCAGTAGCGTAAGCTTGATTTCCCGTGACGTTGTAACGCGCTACCGGGCAAGGGAAGGACTCAAAACCGCCTACATATAGATACTCCTTCTCGTTGGACCCATCCAGCCAGTAGACGGATTTATATGGCATATTCAGCCGGTCAATCATACCCGGTAAGCTCTCGTTGTTCGGCTCACAGAGCCAATTAACGAGGAACTTCTTCTCGTATCTGGTTTCCCCGCGGTCTACCATAGCTTTCAGGTTTTCCGGCAGGGCATCCCTGCCAAAGTAATCTATCAGCTGAGGCAGAGACAGCCGGAAACGCCTTGCAATGGTGTTTACACGCCCATTACCATCAGTTCCCAGATAGTACGTTCCAATGGTCATTGGGACAAACCTAACGCCCTTTTCCCGATCCATAAACACGCCCAAGGGGCATTGCCCGAAAGGAAGCTCCATGTAAACGCTGTGAACGCTGTTGTAGAAGTTGGATTTCGCCAACACACTTTCCACGATTTCCTGCCGGACATCGAGAATCTTCAAAGCGTCTGTGTTTTCGTTCAGCTGGCTGTTAGAGAACGTAAATTTAAACCATTTTCTGGAAGGAGGAGTCAGCCCGGACAGCACGCCAGCGGCGAAAACCTGGTCGCACATCCACGCCGTGCCGTTTGCTATATTGGTGTCTTTACGCCGTGCAGGGTTCGTCCTATCTTCGGTGTCGTCGAAATGGCCGATGAAAGGAAGCTCATAGTTTCGGATCTCTTTCCAGCGGTCCGCCCACCGGATCCGTTCGTTCATTAATGCTTTCATTCTCTGATTGAGCTTCTGGCGATCCGGCGGTTCGCTCCTAATCTGCTTATCTCCCGTAGCCGTGCTGGCTATGGTCATAATTGCGTTTTCCATGCTCTACCCCAAAGTGGTTTTCCCGCCCTGCGCGCTTCCCGCAATGGTGTTCTGCGTGCTGGTCCGTGTGGAGACATATCCTCTCTTCTTCTTGTTTCTGGCGACTTCTTCGCTCAACGCCGTCCCTTCTTCCTGGGCGTTGATTTCCGTCATCGTCGGAGCCGTAGGAGTCGGCTCAGGAGCCTTTACTTCTTGCTGTACAATTTTTGGCGTACTGACTTTTTTAAATGGATTTCCGCACATTTTATATCCCCCCGAATATGTCATAGCTGGTATTGCACATCGCTCTAGCGTGATTTCCCACGTTGTAATCTGCCCGCCGTGCTATCGGCTGTGCAAAAGTAAGTGCCAGGGCATCCGCCGTATCTGGGGAACGTCCTAGCACTTCTTTAATCTCGTCTTTACTTTTTAATTTCATTCTGCCTCTGTTATCGTATCCATAGTAAACGTTGGCTAGCTCTTCCCTCATCTCTGCATCGTCAGGGATCGCGCCACCGTCTTTTTTTATATAATCAGCGCACTTGGCATACATTTCAGTCCGCTTGTTAAAATATCTGCCATCATCAGTGGCCTTCCCGCCGAATGATACCTCAATGACGCTGTATCCAAGCTGGCGGATACGGTCTATTACCCCTGCGCCCATTGCGCCAGAGTCGACAAAGACAGCGTCTGGTTTAAAACGGTTAATGTAGCTAATCACCGTTCCGGCAAGCGTCATTGTATCAAGCCCCATAAAGCGTGCTGGCGGCATCACGGACAGCCCACGCCGCATCACGATACAGCTTTTGTCGCCGCCGAACCGTGCTATGTCAACGCCCATGACCTTAACGGAGCCGCCCAGGTGATTTTCATTATAAATCCTGTCTACAGCCCTCTGTATATCATCACCGCCCAGCAAGGCATCAAATGCCGCTACGGTAAAGTCGCATTCCATCTCCTGTTGGAACTCCACATCGCTCATGGAGTCACGCATGGAAGCCAGTTCTACCGCATCGATCACGCCGGTTTCGCTTGCTTTGTATAAACAGTGGTACCAATCGGAGTGGCCCAACGCTTCTTGATACTTCTGAAAAAAGCCGTTCTGGCCCTTGGGAGTACCAACGAAAACCGCCCAGCCCTTGCGGTCAGCTAGAGCCGGACGGATGATTTCGCCCCAGAGGTTTTCTTTTATTTGGCCGTACTCGTCCAGGATAACGCCGTCCAGGTACATGCCCCGGAGCGCATCCGGGTTGTCGGCTCCCATGACGTAGATACGAGCGCCTGGGCTGTCCAGATGAGCCGATGGAAGCTCAACATAATATGAGCTGTTATTAACTTTTACGCCAGGGATAACCGCCGTGTAGTACTTGATATAAGCCCATGCTACAAGGATTGCCTGCCTCTGGAACGGGGCTATATATGCGTACTGGGGGGCCCGCCTGCGGCATCGCAACGCCTGCTTTATCAAATGATTGACCACGCCAACCGTCTTGCCAAAGCGCCGATGACAAACGAGGACGGAAAAACGATGGGACTCCAGCCCAGGATGGATTTCCTTCTCCCACAGTGGTCTAGGCTCATAAGGGATAGTGATGTGTTTAGCCATCCTTTTCCCCCTCCCATCCAAATGTAAAAGCCACGTCGCCTTCTACCTTCGTCCTGCGCTCATACACGGCTTCCATTTTGTTATAAATATCAAGAGCCTTAATCTTTTCCATTGGTTTTCCGTGCATGATGATCTTAGCCAGCACTTCCTTTCTCTGGTCAATGGTCAACAGTAACCGGTTTTCCGTTTCTCGGCCTGCATAGTGCTTATCAAGCCATTCTTTTACTTCCGGTCTAGCCAGCAATTCTTTTCTCATCTTGTAGCCATTGGCGCTGGCAGTTGATTGCTTCTTGGTGGAAAAGGCGTTCATATATGCCGTTTCAACGGACTCCCCAGCGGCAAGGTGTTGTAAAAATCTTATTCTCTTTTCAGTCAACCCCAGCTTTTTAAGTTCATCGTCCATATCATCACCATATAAAAATAACGCCTATCCATACGGATAAGCGCTTTATATTTACCTATTACTAGTATACACCATATAATCCCCTAGTTTTTGCGGCAAAAAACAATAAATTGCTAGTCTTTATCTATCTTTTTCGGCCTTCCAGTCCCCACTCTTCGCTTGCCTAGTACGAGTTTTGGGACATCATCTACATTGATAGGTGTTCTAGTTCCGTCGGCTGATTCTATTACCAACTTAGCCCCGCAAGCATTTAAGAAACGGACTAAAAAATCAAATGGTAAAGCTAGGCGGAGACTGGTACTGCCTAAACGGATGGAATGGAGAAATCTACGAGGAATGTTGGAAATACAAAGATTCCAAAGGGTTTGATAGGGCAGACAACGAAACCTACCACATCAAACCGGCATACAAAGAAGTAGCCGAAGACGAGTTCGAATTGGAAGGCTACACCTTTGAATATTAAAAAATCCCTGGGGATTATTCCCCAGGGTTCTTTTTTATCCTGACAAGCCCTTCATTCAGAGCCAGGAGGGACAGCTCCTGCACAAATTCATTGCACCATGTATAAACTGTCCTCTGTCCAGCCGGATAGTTGATTGAGATGTTAACCGTCGGCTTCTTGTCCCAGTACCTTGCCTTGATTACCGCTTGCTTGTCGTGGTCCATCTGCCGATAGACCGAGCCGATGAGATACAGCCATTTTTCCGGCTTGTAAACCTCCTCTATATTGCCTCTCCCGTCAGAGATCAGCACCGCGCGCAGAGGTGTAAAGTGTTTTATCGCCTGGGCCGCCGTCGGATCAGACACAAACGCATGACCCCCGCCGCCCTCCATCACTCCCTTCTTCCCATCCCGTTCCGCCCTTGCATCTATTACAGCCCGCCGCAGGTTTTCATAGGTGTACAGCCTCCGTTCCACTGCTTTATAGATTTTGTCTTTTATCATCGGCATACACCCCGTAGATATACTCATAGGGAATAAAGAGATAGTCATTAAATTCATATCCCACGCAGGGTTCGAACTGCACCACGTCCCCAGCCTTGAAGCGAGGGATGATTCTATCCCCCTTTCCATTCCTCCAGGTTCCCATCCCAATCACTTTCCCCCTGCTGACTTCTCTTTTATCATAAGGAAGTAGAAGTCCATGGGAATCAACCTTGCTCCGCTCAATCATCACGTATCCAGCATTAACCCTTAACTTCATTTCAGCCACTCCTTTACCGCCAAATATACCGCTAGGACGAATCCTATAAAAGCAAGTTCAATTTGGCTCCAGGGCCTACCCAAGAGAGTAAACGCAAACAACAGCCATGCTTCCCAAAAATTAAGTTTCATCTTCATTTTCCCTTTTCATCTGATACATTCCGAGAGCAATGACCATGTAGTTTGCAATGTCTTTCAGGGATTCAGCTTCTTTTTTTCCGAGCTTCCCCGACTGATGGACAAAGGCTATATGCTTATCGCAGTATCCCAGTAAGACCCTGAAGCAGTCATCTAGGGATTCAGGATTCAGGCCTTGCAACGCCGCCCCGCCCCGGAAGTTCGCCAACGGATCTCCCTGAGCATACTGTTTAGCTTTTTCTGCGTACAGGTCCTTTATATCATCAAAGATTTTACATACGGTTTCCGCAAATTTCTGGCAGTCACCATTTGGTTTTTTCTGAAATAAAGGACACGTGGTCACCGGAAATTCATAGCCGATGCACGACACACCGTCCAATTCACATTCTTTGCAAATGCTCATTTTAATCCTCCCTATATACTTCATTAGCCAGATGATCTAACGCGTCGCTTATTGCCTTTAACTGCTTAATGTCATCAGCCACGTTTTCCAGCGCTATGGTTAAGGCTGCAAGGTCTCCATATCTTCCTTCTTGATATGCCCTCAAAAGGCTTAAGGCGTCCTGTTTTCCGTTATCATAAACATCGGCGCACTCTTTTAGTTTTGCCTTAATCTTCATAGTATCCATTTCCTCCAACATTTTTACTACCCCATCAATCATTGCAAACAGAGTTTTAAAATCAATGCGAATACTATTAATCGCCAGCGTAAGTGTCTGGGAAGGCTCCAGATTTTCCTGCTCATATGCCTCCAAAATATTCAAAAGGTCTTTCCTACCATTTTCATAAACCTCAGAAGCCCTTAGGATCTGACTCCTTACCTGTTTACTAATATCCGTAGTATCCATTTTCCAGCCTCCTTTTAGTCAGTGGGTCCAAGTCGTTCATTTCTTCTTCTCGCTCTATACTACAAGGGTATACCTCTATTTCAGTTCTAGGGTTTTCTTTATCGATGTCTTCAATTCTCGTAGAATCCCAACTCACTATAAGCCGGTCATTCTCCAGCACCCCTGATTCTTCCAGCAAATCCGCCGTTGCCTGCATCAGCCCTACTAAATCCGGCCAGCCCGCTCGATTAGGCATATAATAGCTTGCAATAACCTGGCACGGCCTGTCTATTGGAAATTCAAGCGCCTGTTTCTTAGCTTGCAGTTTCAACTTCGGAACTGCCACCGCCTCATATGCTTCATACGCCGCTGACGGACGGAACCGCCCAGGTCCGCAGTAACGGCCACTGTTCTTCTTAGTCACTGGTCGGCCAGAGATTTCAAAACGGTAGCACACCTTTAGTCGTCCCAGTCCACAGCTTCCACGTCCACCCCAAGGGCTTTTGCCACAGCCTTTTTCTGATCTTCTTTCCACGCGTAAACCTTCCTTTCCCGTTTATAAACGCAATCATACGTCAGTCCAGCTTGCCTTGCCAATTCTGGGCAACTCCATCTTTTTAACCCCCGCAGCTCGCGCACAGTTGGCTTATCAACGTCTTTTACCTTCTCTCCTAGTAGAATCCTTAGTCGCTTGTTTTCCTTTCTCAGAACGGCAATTTGCGCACGTTGCTGACCATCATGACACGCGTATCTCTTAATATCTTCTTGCAGCATCCTGATATGTTCCTTATCGTCCGCCAATTCCCTGGGCGGGGGTAGCTCATCGCTTGCCTCCGGGTTGATATAGTCGTCAACGTTTCCCGTCTTCCCCACCGTTGAGTATCGTTCCATCCGTTTCACCTCTAATCATATCCGTTCACTAGCGCCCATTCGTTAATGTAGTACATCCACCCGTCAGGACCTTTTCCCTCTTCAAAAGGGTATTTCTTCATCAAACCCCACTTCCGATCCAAAGCTTTTCATCGGTCCATTGCTTACCGCTTTCTTTTCCGCCTTGTCGACAAATGCCACTTTGTTAGCCACGACGTTTGTCGTAAATCTTTTTTCTCCGTTCTTTTCGAAAAACGTTACTCGTAAATTTCCATCCTCGATTAGAATTCGTTGTCCCTTGTTGAAGTAGTTGCCGATAAATTCCCCGGTCTTATTAAACGCCACACAGTTGATAAAATCCGCTTCCCTTTCTTTCCCCTTTACGTAAGGCCGGTCAACCGCAATGCAGAACTGTGTAAAAATCTTCCCATTTTGAGAACTCTTCACTTCTGGATCACGTACCAATCTGCCCAGTAAAATTACCTTATTCATTTCTTTCTGCTCCTTTCAGCCTTTCCGCCCAGCGTTTCCGCTTTTCCTCTTTAGTTTTTTCTATTTTTCCGCGGTTCATGTAATACAATCCCAACGATTCAATAGCAAGCTCAACGTCCGCCACCTCTTCAAATAGGTTCTCCAGGGCCTCTTCTGGCGTTAAAGGCGTCGGATTGACTGCCCCGCCCATTCGATAAGCACGGATCATTTTCAATGCTGCTTGACTCAATTCTGCCGCTTCTTCTGCCAGCACTTCCAGCCGTTCCCGTGCACCTAGCTTTTGATTAATAATTCTATTCATGTCCTCAGCATCCGACTGCCGTTGTTCCATGTCAGACCCACCAGGCATCCAATCTCCCGTTTCAAAGTTCATCCTTCCGCCTCCTCATCAGCGTTAATCGCCTCATTCTCCACTGCTTCTTCCAGAGCAAATAAAATGTTTTCCATAACATCGATAGGCCAGCTTCCCAGCCTCTCGACCTGACCATCCAGCCAATCCCGCAGTTCTAACGCCTCTTCATGGGCCAGAATGTAATTACTTTCGTCTAATACGTAGATTTTCATTTCTAATCCTTTCTAGCCACGCAACCCGGCTCCGCAGATAAGCCGTATTGTTCAACGCGTCCATCATGCAGTTAAGAGCCGCCGTAATTTCCGCGTTTTCCTTTTTCAGTCTTGCGTTTTCTGCCCTCATTCTCTTCATCCAGCCTTCCATTCTCCCCTGCTTGTTTTCCGACCGGTCCAGGTCCTGCTGTAGCATAGCGATTTTCAGTTCTGGATTCAGGGCTTCGATGGGGGCCGGTTTTCCCGGCCACCGTACATCTATCTTCTCACACCTTAGCATTTCTTGTCCTTTCTCGATTTTACGCCCTCTTCTATTGATTCTTGACAGTGGATAAAGTTGTGGATTATTTTTTTGCTTTTAACAACCCGTCAGCAATCTGCCGGACAAGATCAACCACGTTGTTCTGCACCGTCTCGATATTATCCGGTGTCACATAGCTGGCCGCTAACATCTGGTACATCGTTCTCTTGTCAGGGAATCCAATTTGGACTGCCCCAAACAGCGTGAAAAGAATCACCGCCACCTTGATCATTTTCACACTTCTCCGTTTCGTGACATCAGTTGCGTCATAGTCGTAATAGGCCATTCCAGCAAAAGTAATAACTGCAATACACACGAACATTCCAATCGCAATCCCCGTGCTTAAACGATCCAGGACATTGATAAAGTAAAACACCCACGGATTAATGATTGGTTCCATTTTATTTCTCCTTGCTTTCGACGGAAATTTCGACAAAAGATTCTTCACAATCGCAAAGATATCTATTTGCGCGGATGGAAATAACTTCTCGATTTAAATACGGGACAATTCTAAAAAACTTTTCTTCTAATACGGATTCGCTTTTAAGAAGAAGTTTCTTTTGGACATCAGTACCTTCATTAACTTCCACGTTCCCTGCAATCTTCGGCAGCACATCAGCAAGTTTCATTTTCATTCTCCTTCCCATCAACACCAGTTCTTGCTTTGAAAAAATCAACCGCATAAGGATTTCCGAATTTCTCGAACATAAATTCATAAAAAACATTGACATCCTCTTCATAGACCATCGCGTCCCAACACTCCGGTGAATAGAAGTCGTAGATTGTATATCTTGTTTCCAGCCAGCTTCCCGGCCACCACTCTTTAAACGTGATCTCATATTCTCCATCAGCGCATCTGACTTTTTTGAACTTCTTGGCAACTCGCGAGCAGAAACACCGTTTTTCCATTTCCAGCCATTCCTCGTTAGTCAGCTTTTCAAGATACATTGCTCCCCCTTCATTTCAACCATCCGCATGGCACATCAAATTCCCTTAATCTCCTTTTGCTTCTCCCTTTCACTTGAAGCTCTTTTGAAAGCGATGGTTTCCCCGGCTCTCGTAGTAGTCCAGCCCCATGTCAGCGGAGCAGCAGTTTCCACGTTCCACTGGCCATCTCCCGATAAGGATTTGGCTGGCAACCAATGCCCGTTCCGTCGGTTTCCCACCCTTCTTTTCTTCGGCAATTTCTCTCAGTTTTGGCCCATTTAGGCTTTCCAGTTCCAGTAGTTCATCTCTTTTCATTCTTAGCCCTCCTTTACACATGGCGCCCCGTTTTTTTCATAATCAGTTCTCGGGCCTTGTTTTTCGCTATGCCCCGGAAGTTTCTCCCTTTGTCAAAACAGTGACTACGTTTTGATTCAAGTTTCTTTTTCTCTTTCCAAAACTTCCTGCGCCATCTCCGCCAATGCACGCTCTGTTTTTTTAATATTAGCCCCCAACAGCCCTTCTCCATTCTCCATCTTTTCATTTTTCCACCTCCATTGATTTCCGGGAAACCATCCTCACCACCCTTAACCCCGGTCCTCATCCACACCGGAAATTCTCTTTGGCTCCTTGTTCTCCAGGTTCATCAGCACCGTTTTTCCGATTTCTTTCAACCTTCCATCCCGCATGGACCGCGCTACTCTTCTTTCTGCTTTTTCTTGCTGTTCGATTGCCTTAAACGTTTTAATGAATTGGCTTCTCAGAGCTGGCATCATGGTAGTGTCAGCCCCACATAACAACCGCCAGCTCATTGCCTTTATTGTTTTAACCGTGATCCTATTTTTGAACGCAGGCTTGTTGTAAAAACCAACTGTCCCAATAGCCCTATAGACAATTTCCCATTCTTGTTCCGGAATGTTGCTTTCTTTGCCGGTTGCCATTAAGGTTAGCCGTTTAGCTTCCTCCCGGATTTCAGCAATCGACGGAAGGAATTTACAAGTCTTTACGACATTTTTAACTGCTTCCATTTGGATTGCTCCGGGTATGTCGTTCAGCATAGCCCCATAGGCTTGTGCCTGTTGGTCTTTAAAGGCGGGGAAAGCCCCTGCCAACAATGTCAGCGCTTGCTTGTTAATCATCCAGTATGCCCTCCTCTCTTAGCCACTCTGTTGTGGCCTGGTCATCTTCCGGTGTGTCAGGGATGATTTCATCCATGTGCTCCAGCACGCTTCCTAGCGTCCCAGGTTTGTTTTCTTTCAGCGGGTAGAAGGTAAGCCACCCCTTTAAGGAAGTCTGGTCTACGATTTTCACCATCGTATCCTGGTTCCCTCCTGCCAGCTCATTCAGCTTCTTTAAGGCTTGCTGGGTAGCCCTGCCGGTTAACGGACGTTTCATCTTTTTCCGCATCTCCAGCCAAGCCCTTAGAGATTCCAGGAGTTCTTTATTGGTTCCGGAAAATTCCCGAATCAGTGATAAGGGGGTTTTAACAGCGACGGCTTTTTCTTTATATATTTCTTTTTCTATTTCTATTTCTTTATCTTTTTCTTTATCTACTGGTGTGACATCACGTGACATGGACGTGACTGTCACGTGACATTTGCCACCACTCGCTTCTAAAAACGGCTTTTCGCGTTGCTTCTGCTTGCGTTTTCTGGCAAGTTCTTTCACATGGTCATATTTATCGGCCGATTGATATTTATTCCAGTTTGCAATCGAGTATGTGCCATCAAGCAATTCCACCATATTTAGGTCCTCAAACGTCTGCAGAGCCAGCCTGACCGTTGCTATCGGCTCGCCGAAAATTGCGGCCAGCATTTCGTCGGTACATGCCACTTTATCGTTAATGATGAAAACCCCGTTCGTGAACTCACGTCCAGCTAGGGCAAGAAGTTGGAACCAGATTACGATGATGGTGTTCCCACCCGGCATACTTTTAATCAACCGGATTTTTGAATCATTAAATATGTTGCTGTCAATCTTAATCCACTTCATGCCGGACATAAATTTCATCCCTTTCATACAATCATTTCCCGCAGATCCTTCCGTGCAAGCCATCGCTTGAACATAAGATGATAAGCCCATCGCTTCTGTTTCGCTCGATTAAAGCGGCCAAAGACAATGTAGTTATTTTGTGTTTCCTGCATACTTTTGAATTTGAATCCCGCTTCCATCTCCCTCATTTTCTTTTTTGAAATCCGAACCAGCGCCCATTCAGTTCTTTTTCTCTTCATTTCCATGCCTCCACTAAAGATTTCAGCCGTTCCGGCTCCATTGTTTCGATTCCCTGTTCCCGGCACTCCGTCGCAAGGCCGTCAATGAACCTTGCCATTTCCGCCGTTGTGTAGGTAGAAGTCCCAGGATAAGCCATGATTTCAACTGTTTCTCCTCTTGCCCCGAGGTATTCAACAATCCATCCAAGGCCGTTTCTAGTCCATAAATCCTCAAAGCGCCCCAGCGCCTCCCGGTTCAATTTCAGAACCTGGAAAGGGCCGTACACCCTGACCTGCTCCCTGTACACCGATTCTTTAGTTGTCTCCAATTTCTGTGCCAACTTCTCCATGAGAACCCACGCATAAGCGTTGGCGGATAGGCTTCTTTTCTTGCGACTGGGCTTGAACTCTACTGCCCATTCCTTGCCTTTTTTCAAGCCATTTGCGGCCTCCGAAACCTCCGCCAGTCCTGCCGTGCTTCTCACGGTGATAGTTACATCCGCGGTATCCTTGCCAGTAGGGACCATCTCTTTTATTGCCATCAACTTCATAGGTAGTTCCTCCCTATCAACTTTAAAAATTCCTCCCTCGTGTGAGTTTCCTCATACTTCTTTTGCGCCCATCTCTTTATGAAGCGGTCCAGGCTCATGTTGAAGTGAACCCCGTTGTCGCTCATGTTATGGCACCGGTTGCAGAGTGGAACCGTAAACCCCTCTCTATCGGATATCTTCCTGTTCGGCCCGCCGAAAACGTGGTGACAGGCTTCCGCCCGTCCGCCACATACACAGCACTCATCCCAATCCTCCGGCTGGACCAGGATTGACTTGTGAGGCTTCATGCTTTCGCCTCCTTTTGTTCTTTAATTCTCAGTCCGGCAACCGCTCTTTGCCATGCCGGAACGGTTAGTTCCTTTATGTTCTGGCAATGTACCCAGGCCAGAACCTTTTTCAAATCCGATCCGGTCTTCTGGCACAGAACTTCCAGTTCGTTTTGTTGTTTCTGAGTGGCTAGCTGGACTTCTGAGCGGTTATCAAGGGTGTCTGCATCCTTCGTATCATCAATGCAGAAAAGCCCGTTCAAAGCGTATTTTCGTGCGTAAGAGGAAGCACAGCCGGAAATTTGGCTGCCATCCATTCCCTTTTTAGTTTCATCTTCTCTTGCAAAAGCCACAGTGAAAAAGTCTTTTCCAGTTTCCATTTCAATTACCCGCGCAATTGACTTTATGTAATTCCTGCCTCCCATCTCTACGATTTCGTCAGTCAAGGAAAGCAGAAGTCCTTGCTTCTGGCATAGAGGCTTCACGACCTCTAGGATATCCTCACAGCTTCTATAGCTGTATTTCCCAAAGTCGTTGTATTGGTCTTTAGGGGCCTTTAATTCCATCTGAACTGCCTGCAAACGACTGTAGATATTGTTTTCCATCTCTACCTCCTATTTCACCTGGATGTTCTGTTTCTCTTCCAGGACACAGCCGGGAACGTTTTCTCCGGATTTTAAAGCCTTTTTAATTCCTGCTTTGTCAACCGTGGGCGCAGAATAAACTAGATATGTTTCCGGAATCCGCTCCTGATCCGTTACTTTCACGGCCTCTGATTTTCGGAAGGTGACCTTAACCCGATCGGTCTTGAAGGGCTTTCCTTCCAAACAAAACGCCAGGTATTCTTTCAGACTGTCCCGCTTCCGTTCCGCAGCTTTCTGCCGGGCTGCGAAAATATTTTTCTGATCTTTCAGTGCGGCGGATTCTGCATCCAGGTTACGGATGAACATTGCAATGTTTTCCGCCTTTTCGGCAAAAGCCATTTTTAAATTGTTCAGTGCTTCTACATCCAGCACTTCCCCGGTTTCCGTATCGACAACGTTTTCTCCGTCCAGCACACACCGTTCGATAGCTTCGTTGATTTCAAAAAGTTTCATTTTCATTCCTCCTTGCGTTCCCCGTCAAAACCAGTTGCAATAGTATGTATGCCCCATCCACTCTTTTGTGTAGAGGACACCATTGGAATGTTTTTTCTTGTGCATTTCCCCCGGAATCATCGTTTCCAAGGTTTCGTAGTCAGTGCAAATAAGGCCCAGGTCATCAAAGAAAAATTTGTGGTCTTCCATAAAAGCAGTCATCTGTTGGATGAATTCTGCATCTTTCTTCTGCTGTTCCGGGTCTCGGAACAACTCATCCACACTCTTTTTCATTTCTTGCATCTCCCCCTTCTGCCATCCACTGAAGGAAGGCTTCTTTCGTGCATCTGACCACCTTTCCGTGCCGAACGGTTTTCAGTCGCCCGGTTTTGAAGATGTCATAAGCAGTTGCCAGCGAGCAATTCAAGGCCGTAGCCACATCCCCAGCGCTCATCACGCCAGGAATTTCTGGATAGATATCATTCACTTCCCTCCATGCTTCCAGGCTCTCTAACCTGTTCTGCATGGATTCAAACTCCTCTGCCAGCTCATGTAGGATTTTCACAGCATCCATAATTTCAAACCCCCTTGAAACGCCTCATAACAAGGTGTCTATGTTCTCCTTCCATCTCCCAGACCGTTGCCCGGTACAGTGACTCATCACGAGCCGCTACCATGGCATCGGCAAGAGAACTGTATTCCCTTTTAATTTCAGGCCCGTTGAAGGCCGTTTTATATTCAAGAACATACATTTAAATCCCCCTTCCACTGTCTCCCCAGAGAGCGGCAACAACTGCCACCACGTAGATTACCCTGCAAGTTGCCGTTGGGTGTTTATACCAAGCCCATAGAAATGGCAGGCAGATAATCGTCCATACTTTTTCAATTATTCCCATTCCATAGCACCCCTTTTACTGCTCAATCATGGGAAGGATCCCGTGTTTCTTTAATTTCTGGTAAAGGAACAGCCTCCCTTTCTGTGTCCACTCAGTGGTCATCTTCACATCCGGTCTGCCGTCAGCATGGTTGAACGCAAAGCTCTTGCTATGCGTGTATCCTTTCGCCTGGTATCTGCTGTACAGTAGCCACTGTCCCGCCATTAGATAGATGATTTTCAGTTCGGAAAGAACTTTATTCATTGCCCGCCCGCTCATGCCGTAGTCTTTTGCAATGGCTGTAATGGGGACTGTTCCCTTGCTGGCCAAGATTTTATCGGTGTAATCGGCTTTCGGTTTCAGTTCTCCGATTAACTGACGTTGGCTTTTCACAGTGGCCAGTGCGTTATTATATTGCTCCCGCTCTTTAATCCACGCTTTCGCCCGTTGGATAGGGTCTTCTATCATGTAGCTGTCCGGACTTTCCATTTCGTTGAACCGTTTAACATATTCAGCGGTGAACAGGATTCCCTTTTCTCCCGTCAGCTTGTTGGCTACCATTTCACAGCCTTGTTTTGTGATGTCGTAGCGTTTGTAGCTTTTATTATTTCCTTCTGCTTTATAAGTACGTTCGATGAAGAAATTCTGAGGGCTCAATTTTGAGCTTTCAGAAAGAACCTCGGTATAATGGTCAATATTTCGAATAAGATTCTTGTGTTGAACCCCCACCATTTCTGCTACTTCTCTGCTGTCTAAAACTGGGACCTGCTTTGTGAATATTTGCAATCCGTTCATTTACTATTCCTCCTTTAATTTTTATGTGGTACAATTCCCATAGGAGGTGTACCAATGACTGTTCAAGAAAAAGAACGTCTCGTAAAACTTTTTAAAAAAGAAACCGTTTCTTTTGCCGAATTGCGGCGTGCTTTTCCAAATTTCTGTAACGAATGCTTCTGTGTGCTTGCGGGTATCGGTCCTGACCATTCGCCCGGCAACCTTATCGTGCTTAAAGATCCCAAGGGTCCGTGTAAGGAAGGATACCCAATGCTTCGGGATGACGACCTTTTCTGTCTGACCGAAGCCGGAGAGGATTGGCGTTATCGTATGGATAAGGAGCAGAAAGCTAAGCGAATCGCATATATCAGCTGTTTTCTTTCAGGTATTGCAGCCATAGCGGCCGTAATATCCCTTCTTCGCTAAGGGACCGGTGGGCAAGGATATAAAAAATCATTTGTAGCCTTACCCACAAATTTGCTCTTATGTACGCCCATTCCATATCGAAACGTGGTACATAACCTTTCGCTACAACGTAAGTTTTTGGGACGAAAAACCTTTGACCACTTATAGGCCATGGGGCCTCTCCCCTGACCCGGTAGGAAGGACGCTTTAACCAATCCATTCCAGTTCCTATTACCTCACCCTTTCCCAAGCCTCCACTATCAAAATGGAAATAAATTATGGTGCCCTTGGAGATGTTGTCAGTGTTAAGCTTTTTTGATTTTTTCATGATCTCCTCCGTTGGCCGCCCATTTCAGGAAAGCCTCTTTTGTGACACGGACCATGCCCCCAGTCTTAATGACCGGGAGGCATCCCCGCTTGAAAATCTCGTAAGCACTCGTTACGGAGCAATGGAAAGCCTTCGAAAAATCCTCTGCTGTCATGATCGGCGGGATTTCAGGGTAGAGATTGACTGTCCGTTTCCACGCCTTCAGCTCTTCCAGCTCCTGCTCCATAGCCTCCAGCGACTCCAGAAGGCTTCTCGCTGCTTCCGCCGCTTTCATGGTTTCACCCCCGAATCTTGCGCATCACGAAAAATCGTTGGCCGTTATCGTTTACTTGATAGACCGTTGCTCGGAAAAGGAAACGGTCTTTCCCGGCTCGAATTGCCTCATCCCGGCTTTCGTATTCACGAGTGAACACAGTGCCGCCGCGTTCCTTCTCGTACTCCAGAATGTATTTCATCTGTAGTCACTTCCTTCCCATGAAAGAAGTATCAGTGCCAGCACGCAGATAAGTGCGCCGTACAGCTTAGGATGTTCGTGCTCCAGCCATAACCCCGGTAGACACAGCATCACCCACGCTTTTTCTAGCAGTTCCAACTTATCCTCCTTTTATCTTCTCAATCTGTTATAATCACCGTAAGAAAGGAGGTGATTACAATGGACGCCGTAATTTATTTGAAGTCGGGCCTTCAAGAGACCGTTAAGGGCTTGACTCTCATTAAAGTTCAAGCCCTTAACAGAGGCATTGAAGAGATTAAAGACTTTACCAGCTTCTTCCCTCCGTCTGGGAAATGTGTTTTTGTCGGAGAAAGCACTGTTTCTGTCGACGGAAGTGATTTGCTGCTAGTAAAATTCTATTGATTGATTTTCACCAGAAGAGTACAGTTCCCGCTGTGCTCTTCTTTGTATTCGTCCATAAAGTCGATTACCTTACGCATCAGGTCTTCGTTGTCAGCCCAGCAGTGCTGGTTCAGAACAAGTTCAATCTGGACGTGATTTGTTTCGTGGTTTTTCGTTTTCATCTCTTCCTTTGCCATCTGAGTCACCTCCTCACAGCTAAGCACGGGTAGCACTTTTCCCCGGAAAATCACCGAGTCTCTCATTGTTTTCCTCCTCTTTCAAGAATTTGTTGATGAAATACTGCTGGCCCTTTCCCGTCACGAGCGTCGTCCGGGTCAGCCGTACAGAGCCATCAGGGTTATCAATAGCCCGTTCCTTGACTTTGAACAGCTCAAGCTCCCGTGCCTTTTGAGTCGGCATGTTCTTATCTGTGCCGCCTTTCATCAGATATCCTTTGTCCCGCATCCACTGGAACAGTCGCTTCTGGCCCATGTCCACACCATTCTGGTGCAGCAGCTTTGCCAGCATTCCGATCAGCATCCCATCATTGGAGACGTTCACGGCATTGGCAAATACAACCTTCGGCCGGTCGGCTTCAATCTGCTGCTCTGCTGCCAGTCTGGCGGTCTTTTCCTTCTTCAGCTCAGTTGCCAGGCGTATGAGGAAGTCCGGGCTGGTCAGAGCTTTTTCCAGAGTATCCCCAGTCATGTAGGCGCCGTGTCGCCGGATAGCAGGAATAACCTCGCTTGTTACCCAGTGTTTGAACGCCTTTGCCGTTGGGAGCTTGCTGGAAAGAATCAGGCTGTAGAGGCCAGATTCATTAATAAGGGTCGGATATTGCTTTCGGCCAAGTGAATCGATAACCGATGGGGTAACGTTTTGGACCCCCACCTTTTTGTCGTCAACTTCAACATGGTCCCTAATTGCCTTCGAAGCATTTTCATACCCCAGTGCTTCCGCTACGTCTTTCCCCAGCAGCCAAGGCTCATCATTAATTTCAATGGCTCTTACTTGTCCGAACTCGCTATTGGTAAAGCACAGTAATTTGTTCATTTTCATCTTCAACCTCCTTTTTTGTAACGTAATACGTTACTTAAAGAGCAAAAAAAATGTCAATTGCCTGCTGATCCGACATCTTTAACGCAATTTTCAACGCGGCAAGTTCATTGCTCTTCCATATGCCTTTAAACATTTTCTGATAAAAAGTTTTAGGACTCATGCCAAGTGTCTTTGCCACTTGTGCTTGGCTTAGCCCTTTTTCAGCAATAAGACCTTTGAGCTTAGCACTATTTACCATTCATTCTCACCTCTTTTTGTCACTTATTACGTGACTTATATTAGCACATTCATAAGTAACGTGTCAAGTGATTTTTTAAAAAGTTTTTATTATTTTGTTGCATGTTAGGTCATTTTAAAGTATTATATAAATAACAGACGTAGCCGTTAGGGGTGATTACAATGAGCATTGGCGAGCGTATGAGAAAGAGAAGAAAAGAGTTGGGCTACACGCTTGATTATGTAGCGAAAATCGTTGGAGTAAGCAGGCAAACAGTCCAACGCTACGAAAAGGAGATTATCTCTAATATCCCTTCCGATAAAATAGAAAAGATTGCCTCAGCCTTAAACACTTCCCCCGCCTTCCTGATGGATTGGAATGAAAAAGACAAGCCTCATGCTATAAAAATCCCCGTCCTAGGCACCGTAGTAGCTGGAATCCCCATAGACGCTGTAGAGAACATCATTGGCTATGAAGAAATCACTCCCGCTATGGCGGCTACAGGTGAGCTTTTCGCCCTGCATATCAAAGGGAAAAGTATGGAGCCACGAATATGTGAGGGCGATATAGTTATAGTACGAAAGCAGGAAGACGTTGAAAGCGGAGATACAGCCATTGTGCTAGTCAACGGAGGGGAAGCCACTGTAAAGAAGGTAAAGAAGACCGAAGATGGGATCATGCTCATAGCTAATAACATGAATGTATACTCTCCGCACTTCTATTCCAATAAAGAGATACGTGAACTGCCAGTGCAGGTGATTGGGAAGGTTGTAGAGTTGAGGGGAAAACTATGAATATCAAAAACAAAATTGTCTGCCTTGTACTTTCTATTTTTCTATTCTCGGTTTTTAGCCCATGTTATGCTGATTTTCAGCCAAATTCTAATAGGTGGTTATGGATTGGGTCCGATGATAAAATGGGCGTTTGGTTTGATTCAGAATCAGTTTATGAGCGCCAAGAATATGGCAGAACATTGGTTTATATATGGACTCTTTTTTATCACAACACCCCTCGTGAATATATTGAGAAAATTCAATTCAATTTAGATTTAGAAGAAAGGTCTCTCGGCGTTAGCGAATACATTAAACAAGATATGAATGGAAATGTATTAGATGTTGCTACAGCAGAAAACTCTACGCGAGCTTCAATCGTTCCAGGCACCTATGGGGAAGCGTTATATAATGCTGCAAAAAGATATCATGAATTGCGCAATCATCTTGGCGCTATACGTTAAACTATTGAAAGGAGAAATTGTACCATGAAGAAAAGAATTCTAGCATTAACAACCCTTTTGCTACTGATCTGTTCTACTGTGTTCGCCTACGTGGGAAACATGAGAACCGGGAAATTTCACCGGGACGGATGCAGGTATGTCCAACGTATGTCAGAAAGCAACAAGGAATACATTGAGACAAGAGAAGAAGCAATTGACGAAGGCTACGTGCCATGTAAGGTGTGTCGGCCTTAAATAAAGATATACCGTGCACCTGCACGATATGGTATACAGTCAAGGAAAGGATGATAAGAATGAAAAAGGTTTTGGCATTAACCACCCTGTTAGTAATGGCCCTGTCTAGTATTTGCTTTGCAGATACTTATGTAAACGGTTATCATCGTAGCGACGGTACTTATGTACAGCCCCACCACAGAAGCGATCCTGACGGGTACACCGGAAACAACTGGAGCCACCACGGCAACACCAACCCCTACACCGGAAAAAGAGGATATAATAATAACTAAGCACTAGGGGCTGGGAAACTCCAGCCCCTTTTACGCATAAAAAAAGAGCTTCCCCGAAGGGAAGCCCAATTCATCGTGCCCGGGAAGGGATTCGAACCCTGCTAGCGTCCAATATTTATCCCGGGGACCCGTTAACCGATTAGCTAGCCACATCGGCCGGGCCTTATGAATACCCCGGAACGAATTTCCACACTTTTCAAGAGTGCTGGTATTTCTACCCTCGCTTAATCCGGCGGTGTTATCACAAATGGTGGTAAGGGAAGGAGTCGAACCTTTCGAAGCCGGAGGCGGTGGATTTACAGTCCACTGGCATTGACCGCTAGCCACACCCTACCACGAGTTAACAGGCCAGCCCCAGGAGCATGTGATTTCTAAGCTTTCGCCTACTCCCATTCGGGAACACAGCTTTTTTCCTTCACGAGCGGCCTGAAAAAGAAGTCCCCGGTATTGGCCAGCCGAGGATTCTAAGGAGAAATGGAAGCGGTGAAAATCGAAACGCCATATGGCCATATGGCTTATCTGGAAAGCCCGCTTCTCCCATGGTCAAGGACTTTTCCTGTAAAGAAAGGAGGTGCTATGGAACAAACAAACATAAGTCAGGACAATTCCACCCGCAGTATTATTATACCTCATTCCACCGTTACAACCTAGACCCAAGGAGGCAATATGTATATCTTCAAAACGCCCGCTGGAACGTGGGCTTTTCGGGTTGATATAGGAACGGACCCCCGGACCGGAAAACGCCGTCAGAAGTCCCGCCAGGGCTTCCAGAGGAAGAAAGATGCAGAGGCCGCCGCCAGGGAATTACAGACCCAGATACAACGGCAATCGTATGTCATGGACAGCCCGTTGACCTTTGCACAATTCACAAAAGACTGGATGGAGCGATACAGACTGACGGTTAAAGAATCAACGTATAAAGCCAGAATACCGGATGTGAACGCCCTGCTGTCTCAATTTGGCAAAGTCCCTATCCAGAAGATTGACCTACGAACGTACCAGAGCGCCATAACCGAGCTTTCAAAGCACTATGCTATATCTACCCTTAGGCTCATCCACAACAGCGCACAGATGATATTTAAGGACGCTAGGCGGTATGAAATCATAGCAAAAGATCCTACGGAGTTCGCAAGACTTCCAAAAGCTCCCGACAGCATAGGGGTAAAGCTACCGACCTATTTAGACCGGGAACAGCTGGAAGAGTTTTTAGAAGCCACGAAAGCATCCCGCCCGGAGCAGGATTACACAATGTTCCTTTTGTTGGCCTACACCGGATTGAGAATCGGGGAAGCAATGGCCTTGACATGGGAAGACGTTGACTTCTCAGCCAGACAGATTACAGTCAATAAGACCTTGTTCTATTCAGCAGGGAAATATAAATTGACCACGCCGAAGACCCGCCGTTCTAATCGAGTGCTGGACGTTCCCGCTGTAGTTCTATCTGCTTTAAAATCGCACAAGCGGGAGCAAGCCGGAGCCAGGTTGGCCGCCGGGAGTCACTGGCACAAGCCGGAGAATTACGTTTTTACCACACCTACAGATCCAGGACGAGCCACAAATCGTTCGTACTGGCGGGAACATATCAAGGCCGTGCTGAAGCTCTGCCCAGACCTTCCGTTCATCCATCCCCATTCATTCCGCCACACCCATGCCAGCCTGCTAGCAGAAGCCGGAGTCAGCTTGGAGGAGATTGTCGACCGGCTAGGCCATACCGCCGACGGTGTGACACGGAAGATTTATCTGCACGTGACAAAAGGAAGGCGGAAACAAGTAGCAGAGCAGTTCGCCCGATTCATGGGGCAATAATTTTTTTATCATTTCCCGTGCAGTTTTTGTGCAGTCGATATAAAAAGAAAGACCCGGAACCGCAGTATTCAAGCGGGTCCGGGTTTCTTCTGTCTATTATAGCGCACTGGCAATTCGTTTTCAATGTTTTCATCTTTTTCGTGCAATTAAGGTAGAATCAGTTTTTCGGAAATTGCTGTTCTATTATACCAGGTTTAAAATTTATAAAGAAATAAATTCTGTGCAGTTTCTGTGCAGTTTAACGGTGTTTAAACCACACCCGAAAAGCCAGCATTGCCCGGTGTGGAACGGTCAACCGCCGTTGAATCTTCCAGCCCAGATAGATTTCCCAGCGCCAGGTTTTATTAATCGGAGCCGTGCATTTAAAGGCCCATGGGTTACGCCCGTGCAGGGTCACGCCGTTAAATGGATATGCAAAACGGTTGCCATAAATAAGATAGCCGTTTTCCTGCGTATCTAAATACATCGGGGAAGGTATGGGCGGAAAAACATCTTCGCCGAACCAGTAGTAAGCGAACCCATAGGCACAATTACGGTACAGCCAGTGTACCCGACAACAATAACGTTTAATTTTGTCAGTCATCGTGAAAGGCTTAATAAGCCGTTCACGGCAGACAGCACGTCCGTTCAGCTGCACCGTATAGGCTTGATAATGCTCATTCCAAGTGTACCGCAGAAATTTAGGCATACGGCCTACATCGGTCTTATTGTCTAACGTATCATCCCACGTATTCCAGAGGTTCAGAAATCCGGGAAGCTGGCCTTCTTCTGTTCCGAACAGAACCACTAGCCAGTTGGTCAAGTAGCACAGGACCATGCAGAGAAGCTGGAGAGGCGCATAAATTAAATACTTCATCATTGCACCCCCTGTCCGTATTCGATGATGACCCAGCCATTAGAGCCAGCCTTACCTCCTTCACCAACGCCAGAATACGCCCCACCAGCTCCCCCAGCACCATTACCGGCATTGGCACCGTCAGCACCATTAGAGCCGTACCTTGTAGAAACAGCACCTCCCGCACCCCCTCCAGCAGTAACTCCTGGGACACTAGAGTTCCCTCCAGTAACGCCAGCATTGCCAAAAGCAGGAGCGCTTCCACCTTTTCCAACAGTAACGTTTATGTTGGTTTTAGGTGTGACGGAAATAGTTGTATTAATTTTAGCACCATTCCCGCCCTTGCCTCCTCTATAATAAACTTTGTCATCTCCAGACCAATAATCTTTTCCGCCTGCACTGCTACCACCTGCCCCGGCTACTTCTACCCGGAGCTTCGTTACGCCAGCTGGGATAGTAAACGTAAAACTACCCGGTGTGCTGTAAGTAACCTTCTTATATGCCGGAGTCCCGGAAGTGGCTATTGCGTATAAGTCCCCCGTATGCTCCTTTGCTCTTCCGGCTGTAGCGCGGGAGTCTGAAGTTTGGCAAAGAGGAATATATCCATTTGTCCCTCCTATAATCACATGCAGAAACTGACTTCCTGCCTCTGCTTTATTGTCATAAATAGGGACCGCCCAGGTGGAAGTCCCTTTCTTTATCCCTAAATGTTTAAATATGCTCATTTAATACACCCACATTTCCGCACCGTTCGGGAACACTAAATGACCATCTGCATTATAGTTGGCCACGCGCTTGAAGGGAGTGTCTTTCAACGCTGAATTGCCATTACCGCCTCGATAATATAATATCCCGTCCGGCTGAGTGAGCCACAATTGTGCAACTTCATTGTTTTTATCCGCCGTCAAGTTGATAAGCTGGCCATATTGGGAAGGTTGATTTTCAAAGTTGTTAAGCGTTGTAAAATATCGGATGAACACCCCCAAAGCGGACCATTGAGCGTTAGTAAGGCCCGTTAAAGTAGCAGAATCCTGGCTGTGCAGGGCTTCCCATAACGCCGTTTTAGCTACCGTGCTGGACTGTAAATCGCTGACTTCTGTCTTGGTAGCAAAGGTATCAGTAGCTTCTTTTTCATTCATCTTCTTGGCCAGGGCGTTTGTTACGGTCGTTGCAAAGTTGGGGTCGTTTCCCAGGGCTGTAGCTAGTTCGTTTAATGTGTTGAGAGTTTCGGGAGCAGAGTTGACTAATGCCGCGATGGACTTTGCTACGAACTCAGTAGAGGCGATGGCGTTGGAAGAGTTGCCTTCGTTGGCGGTGGGGACGATGGTTTGACCGGTGAAGGCGGCATCGGTGGCGGTTAGGGTGTTGGTAGTAAAAGAAGAAGAAAGTTCTTCTTTTTTTGCATAAGTGTATTGAATGTTGTTACCGTCTGAATCACCCATTGCTCTCGCTACTGTACTTGAAACAAAAGCGACGTTCAACCAACCAGACCACTGGCCGTTATCATATTTGATCCTTTTCCATGTTTTAGTATTGTTACTATAGGTATGATAAATTTGTAAGCAACTTTTGGTTAGTTTATGATTATCCAACACAACTAGAAACCCAGCGCTTTTTTCTGGATAGTTGTTTTCAAGAGTTGCCTTCACATTAGCATCTTGATAATAAAATCCCGCATTAAGAACTGTGTTTAAATCAGACATATCAAGATAGTTGTTTTTTGTAATTACATCAGGTTTATTCTTGATATAGTCCGTCTGTGTATCATCCGTCTGGTTCCAGTCCGCCTGCAACGTCTTAGCATTTTCCGCCGCTTGTGCCGCACTAGCCGCCGCGTTCTGCTCGCTAGTCTTTGCGTTCTGCTCGCTCTTCCTCGTTTCCGCCAAACTGGAAGCCGCATTAGTATCATGCGTTGCCGCCTCACTGGCACTGTTAGCCGCCGCCTGGGCAGAAGCCTCAGCCGCAGACGCAGAACTAGCGGCCTTGGCAATGGGGGCAAGATTGGTGTTGATTACATTGCCGTTAATATCGGTCATGCTCATGACCCCAGCATCATCTACATCAGCAGAAACGATAGTCCCCCGGAGCCACTTGTTCACCCATTCTTCTTCTGTTCCGTTGTAGCCATTCTTGACCGCAATGGAATAGGCGGAAAGGCCGTCTTTTCCGTCCACACCGTTGACACCGTTCTGCCCATCGTCCCCCTTCGGCCCCCGGTCACCTTTGTCCCCTTTTAGAGAATCCAGCCACGCCGCTTCGTTGCCGGTGAAACCGTTCTTGGCCGCCAGCTCATAGGCAGATAAACCGTTAGCCCCCGGCTTGCCATCAGTCCCATTAGCACCATCCACGCCGTCTTTTCCCGGCTTGCCATCAGAGCCATTAGTCCCAGGTTCTCCCTTGTCTCCCTTTTCTCCTTTTAGAGTCGCAAGCCATTCTGCCTCAGTGCCCGTGTAGCCATTCTTGACCGCTACTTCATAAGCAGAGTAGCCTTTCTCCCCGCGAGGACCTGCTACACCGCTCCCGGTAGAAGGAAGGCCGACTGTAATCGTATTGTCAGCAGAAATCTCCACATTGTAATTGCTCATGTTACCCCCTTGTCACGTCCTTTAGAATTTCGCACGGCCATACCCCTAGAGTGGAAACCATCCCATCAGCACGATATTCAATATCCATCACATATTTCCCCGGAACAAGGTTTTCCGTTTCCTCATGGGTAAAATCGAATTGATTGTTGTCGCACTCTTTTCTTATTACATAATCTTTATCGTTGATATGTTTCTTGATAGAAAGAGTTGCCGTGTAATCCGTGTATTCCGTCCCATCTTTGATAGATTTCAGACGGATTTCCCCGGTATCCCCTCGTGTGAATTTCAGCCCATCTTCCAGTGTGAATTTAAACATTAGTTCACCGCCCCGATTATTAAACCCGCTACCGCACACCCGGCAACTAGTCCCCAAAAATTCCTTTGCCGTTTAGCCGTAGCTAATTTACTTGTCATCAACTTTTGGTAATCCTTCAAGGATTGTTCGGCTTTCTTTTGAGAGTCTTCTGCTTTCTTCAATGAGAGCTTTAGTTCTTCCGATTGACTCTTGGACTTCTTTAGCTCTTCTTGTACTTTCATCAATTCCGTTCTGCACTCTTCCAACGCTTTCCGTTGCTCGGTCAATTGAGTTTCTGATAGCGTCAGCTCGTTGTTCAGCGTCTCGGATATTTCTTCCTGTCTCTGACTGATGGACAGCAACTTCTGGTACTGCTCCTCTGTCAGAAGCCGGGACCCAAAACACGTAGATGGTAGCAAGAATAGTAAAAAGCACAACACCAACGAGAGCAACTTTAATTTTTTGGCTTTCATTCAAAAATTTCACCCCCATATTTTAGATTTAAAGTTGTTAAATTTTCCTTCGAATATAGTTTATAGCGTAACAATAGAAAAACGCTCACAAGCTAAATATGTAGCCATATGAGCGTTTCGGCGTTTTAGGCATTTAAATCAGCCTTCGTCGTTGCTTTTCATCGCTTCGAACTTGTTTTTATACCAATTTGCCTTTCCTCTGATTACATTCCCACCCGTCCTGGGGTCATTGTAATCCGTAATCCACTCTGGGCTATCATCAGTTCCTAGAAATTGCAGGTCCCATCTTTCACATCCGTTGTTAGGGCCGTACTCATCACCTTCCGGTAACAGGCCATCAATGTTGTCTGCCGCTTCTGCATGAGTCAGCACTCTTTCAGAATCAATGGTCAACCACAACGCCGGAGCAAGGACGGCAATGACCTGCGCCATAGAATCAATCTGCGCCACCGTCGGAGGGTAATCTCCTAAGTCCTCGGTAGTCGCCCCATATCCACAACAGATTGTAATCCCCATAGAAGCTGTATTCCTGTGCCATGTATGAGCCAACGTCTCGGAAAAATCATCTGTACTTGCCCATATAGATCCGTCTTGGTCAATGTTCAGATGATAATCATCATACATCTGACCGTATCGGCCAGCCGTCCAGTGAAGATAGATTTTAACATCTCTCCCCATCTGCTTAGCTTCCTGCCACAAAGCAGGGAAAGCGTCTTTAGCCATCGTCTCTATGTCTTTCAGCGTTACTCGTCTCATTCTTTTCCTCTTTTTCTAAATAATCTGGTATGCCGTTTTCATCCTCGTCAATGAGAGCCTTGGCAAGGAATCCTACTGCCGCAATAAAGGCCGTTCCCGTTATGGTCCTTAGCAATTCATTCAGAGCGATAAATTCCACTTTCCCGCTATAGTACCAAACGAATACCCATCCTGCTATATATAAAACTATAACTAGCAGAATAAGTACCATAAGAAGAATAACAAGAGCGCGGGGAAGCCCCCGAACTTTCATTTTTCCAGTCTTATCCAGGGCTTTGATAACCCCATTCCGGATCGTATCAAACCATTTCATCTGGCAACACCATAAATTCCTTATAGATGGTATCCATCACCCCGTTTTTCCCCAGACCTGCATAGGCTGTGTGCATTGCTTCAAATGCTCCTTTGTCAGCACTGGAAGCATAGCCTTTTTCCTTGTGACAGTGATAGGCCTGCAACATTCTATCTCTGAGAAGGCTCTGGAGTCCCTGCTTAATCAATTCGTATTCCTGCTTCTCTTGATTCTTTTCTTCCTGGTATCTCTTGTACTTTCCCCAAATATATCCGCCTACTGCCGGAATGACAGAACCTAAAATCACGTGAAATATTTCATCCATGTAGTTTACTCCTTTAACAGAAAAGGGACCTGCAATCAGGTCCCTATATCACTACTATTTTACCTTGTTCTTAGCCTTCTTTTTTGCGGCATTTTTCTTGGTTGCCTTGACCTTTTTCGTCGTAGACCGTTTCGCAGCAGCAGGTTTCGGATACTTTCTATCCATCAGTGTCTTTCCGATAAACATTTGGAGATCCCGCTCTGTTTCCGGAGCGGTGTAGTATTCAATGGCATTAGCCAGCCCATCTGTAATCATATCCGGGTTGCCAGTCACACGGTTAAGCGCTCTGCCACTCTCTCGTACTACATCGCTCAAATCTTTTTTATCCATCGTTGCCGCCCTCAAAGTAACCCCTGCGTTGGCAATCTGGACAAAGGTATCAAAGGCACTGGTTATTTTAGCCCTGTCTTTCTGTAAAGAGAAAGGATCGTCAGGGTAGAAAATGGACTGGGAAATAGGGCGCCATACATCTCGGACCAGAGGCACCATTGCCGCCTGGTTCCCCGTAACCGTTTCTGCATATTTCGTCAGCCAGTAGCTGGCGTCCTTTTCCTTGTCCCCGTCTTCCCCGCTCAGAGCATCCATAGCCCCACGGATAGCCATTTCAATAGCTGCTCCCATCAATCCCATGGTCAAGAAATGATGTGCCATAGGAATAAAATATTCCATGCTGGCATACCGGCTTACCCCTGTACGTCCCGCCTTCTCTGCTGCCTGTAGGCCCGCATAATGTTTGTTGGCCATAATATTCCATTGCGCGTTGGCGAACGTATAGAACATGGTAAAGATCTTCGCTATCTCTCCTCCTTTCTGTACCGGCGATAAATCTTTAATTTCCCCAGACCCGATAACCCGGATAACCGCCCTGTCTCCGGCTGATACAGCAGCCTTTTGGGCTTCGTCGTTGGTTTTCCCAGCTTGAAGTTCTTCGTTCAAAGTCCGCATATATTCCCCATACCAGAGCGGATAAGCAAACATGTTGTCAGTCAAGCCAATGAGTTTGAAAGCGTTTTCTCGGATAGCAGTATTGAGCTTCTTTGCCCCTTGCCAAATCGGGTTCCTGGTAAATCCCCCCTTCACTTCCATTTGAGACTTTTCCATAGCTTCTCTCAAGTTTGTATCCATCCGTTCAGAGCGCTCCGCCATAAACGGAGAAAGGCTATTGACGTACCGGGTATTTTTTGCAAGAGATGAATAGAACTTCTCCATATACCCCATGAAATGGGCCGGGCCAACGTGTTCAATCATAACAGCCGCATTGGAAGCATTCAAAAGCATCGTAGAAGTCCGGAATCCCAAGACAGCCATTGTCGTTTTAGAGCGGAAGAAACGAATCAGCTTAGCCCATAAGGCTTGATCTTCTTGTTTTGGAACCCAGATATCAGAAGCCCAATCTTGCAAGATCTTATATTCCTGCATGCCCATAGAAGCTGTTACCGCATGTTTAAAAGCTTCGTTGTTAATGATTCTGCTTACATCCAGGGCCGTCTCCCGGTATGCAATATAGTGCATCATTTCACTGCCTTTTCTGCTGATCGTATCAAAAGACAGCAGCAGCGGACGCCCCGTCACAGTTTTCTCCCGCTTCTTTGTAAAATCTTTCCCCTGCCCCATCCGCAGCGCTCCGGGAGCCATGGATTTCAACGTATCTTGAGTCTCCAAGTTGCTCGCCTTGACGGATTTTGAACTGTCATAGGCAACCGGGTAGTAACCGCCTTGCAAAGTGTATGCCTTTCCATCTTTGCCGTTCACAGAAAACGTGCGGTGCGCCAGTTTGTCAAGCGGAATACCAGTAGTCCGTTCTTTCACCCCAGACTCGTCAGCATAGTGGCTGCCCATCAAGTTCCAGATTTTTGTGATCGTCGTCCAGTCCCTCTCATCCAAGTTGGAAAACGCCTCGTTCACGGCATCAGCCAATACTCGCTCTCGTTGAGCAAGGGACGTAAATTCTTGGCCGGTTTCTTCGTTGTCCAGTACTCGCTTATACCCGGATGCAGTGCCGGAGGTGAGCGCCATGCACATAATTTCTTCTTTGGTCAAAATCCGATTGCCGAAACGATAGATTCGTTTGTTATGCAAATCATCCAAGTCTTCATCAGCATACGTGCCGAACGCATCCTTTAGGCCGTCGGCGAATTCTGCCAGCAGCTTGATTTCCGCATTCTGCGCTCTTTCAACAGGGTCATACAAGGTCTTGATCGCCATACCGGCTACAGGTCTTCCGTTCTTGCCCTCATAGCCATCCATTCGTTGTAAAATGGTGAGCGGCGTCATAAGGTTTTTAAAGGCACTGCCGGTGAATTCCTTTGCATCCCGCAAGTTTGCCTTTCTCTTGTCCAGAAACGTGTTTTCACTGTAGACATCGGCCTTAGTACTGTCTCTTATACACATCTCCGAGCCCACGAGACCCTAAGACATC